CCGCCATCAACGTGCTGAATTGTTGGCACTCGTTCCGCAGCTGGAAGACGCTGAAGAGAAACGAGCTGTCGACATTCGGTGGTCTCTTGCAACCACGTTGCATTGGGATCTTTCCCAACGTTTCGGTCGCGCTTCTGTCCATTCCAACATTGACTTTTCGCACGCCCTGGTTGAACTCAGGCGGGCTTGTGGTATTGCCATCGGGACCGCTTCCCATCGTTCGGAAGCACGGCTCTCGCCTGCAGCGATTCTCCAAACCTGTCAACTTGATGCTGCGCGCAACTTTGCCGCTCTTCAATTTTCCTCTGAATGGCATTCCTGGACTCCGGAACGTGAACTAGCGCAGATCCTTTGGTTCGCTGAGGCATCTACAACACAATTGCTCACCGTGACTGACGCTCTCCGTGATGTCAATCTTGATCCGGGTTTTCTTGCGCTTCAGTTTTTCGCATGCAGCAATTTCCTCGACGCAAAACCATTCAATGTTGAATGCTCGACTTGTTTCCCCGACGCCGAATCTTTTGTTGCACCCACGTTTGACTTTGATCTGCACGCTCTCGCTTCTTGTGAATTCTTGGCTTTCGCTGGTCATCAATTCGAGCGCATCTCGGTTGAACCCTTTTCTCTCGGCCCTCTCGAGACTGTCACCGTCACTTACACGACTCGCAACGCACGTGAGAGACGCGCACTCCTTTTTTATGCCAAACGCAGTGCACCTGATCTTGCATACCCGGATATCAAAGCTGTCGATTTCGACGCACTTTTCAACGAGATCATCCGTGCTAATGGTGTCATGATCAATGCCCCACCTGCGCGTCACGTCGGTGGACCCGGTGACTGTTGGAAAGCTTTGCCGACGATGAAGGAGCCTTCCGATTGGGAGATGACTACTACTGAACTCGTCGAACGCATTGTCTATTTCGTTAATATGTGCGACGAACGTCTGTCTGACTACTTGGTATTTTGGTCACGCCAGGCGGATCTTGACTTTCACGTTGTCGCGTGTTCTCGGAAAACTCAGTCCGGTTGCCCCTGTTTCCAGAAGGGCCTTCCGAAACACGCGCGTAATTCTTGCCCGTTCACTGGTCTCGACGATTTCGTCAAGACGCTGCGAGAATGCGAGCCAGGTCAAATCTTTCTAGTTGGCCATGAATCTGAACGCGCTTACATCACAAGCATCGCTGCAGACCCTATAGGTGCACTTGCTCTATCGGCTGAAGGTTTGCGTGCAGGCGCTGCCGCTCTCGTCAAGCATGTTGCGGCCGAAATACCTGAACGACCCGTTCACGCTTTGTCACTCGATCCGCTTCCGATTGGTTCACCGCCTGTTGACGTTTCGCACCCGCCTTGGTCAATTGATTTTTCCTTATTGCCAGATTGGTTGCCTTTTCACCCGGAACTTGCGTCGGTCTTTGAATACTTGTCACGTGTGCTGCCGTCGCTGGCAAACCAGGCAACGGGTTTGGCGTTTGAACTCGGCAATATTGCCGCGCACATCGCGAGTGGTGCTCTTTGGGCGCATTCATTGCTTCGCATCTTCTTCGTGCTGAATCAGCACCACGATGATCGACATGACAACCGCACCAAGTACATTGCATCTCCTAAAGTCATCGACCACATTGACGATGTGGTCTTCGAAGACGCTGCTTTGCGTGTTGCGCTCAACGCACCGATGGTTCCGCGCGGTCGTGACCGCATTGGTTTGACATCCTGGCACATTACGGCGCAGAAACTCTTGCGCGTTGAAGAGCAAGGGCGCGTTAACGGTGCCATCGCTAATTCTGCCGTGGCAATTGCGGAACGCAACCTCAATTTTGAGGACGCTCCATACTTGCACCTGCCGAGCAATGTCTGCGAATCTGTTTTCCGACAATTTGGTGAAGCCTTCCCTGCTTTGGCTGTCACTCGTGCACGCTTCACTCACCCGCATGGCGCTGCTGCCTCGGCACGCTTTGCGATGCATGCGCTTATTTCAGCAAAGTTGGCTCGCGATTGTGCACCCGTTTTCGGTGTCGGTCTGTCCCCTGTCCAGGTCTCACGCATCAATGATGTCGTTCACAACGTTGCGCCCATTCTCTCTGGTCGTGACTATTTTCGACATGATCTTTCCCCGTCACAGGTCGTTCGCGATTTCGCGAATGTTGTTCGCTGCCCGTCCAAACTGGAGGATTGTCGTCATGGTTTTGACAAGGTGCCTGTGTTTGTTGCGATGTTCTCGACGCATGACATAGCCTTTTCTGATTTTGTCTCCGCCATGGCTTCGCGCGGTTCTCACACTGCATACGTCGCGATGCATTTGCCAATCCCTTTGCTGGATCGACGTCTTGACGAGTACTACGATGACTGTTTGGACATGCATTATCAAGTTATCGATGGCAATGTGCAGGTCACTTTCGGTGGCGGTCTTTCTGCTGGTTACGTCCATGATATGTCGAAACTCCTCACATGGCTGATGCCCCGTGCAATCCTGCCCGGGTATCATGTTCAGGTTGAGGAGCTCTCTCACGTCGGTTCGTGCTTTCTTCTCGAGGTCAACGTCTCTCCCGGTTTCCAAGAAGCTACGCCCACCTCATGGTGTCTTGGTGAACCTTTCCTCTTATTGCCCACATTGCGCTCTTCATTCGCACGCACTGACAACGACCATTTTTTCACTGTGCCTATGCGCCGTTGGCGGGCCTTGGTTTCTTTTGCCGCAACTTTGCGGTACGAAGATTTGACGTTCCAGATTATGGCGCAGAAACTCCGCGGTCTTCTTGGCGAAGTACGAATTGGTGAACAGGTGATCGAAGAACGTTGGGACGTTGACACGACGCAGTTTTACAGCCTTGTGGC